AAGAATTTGATAAGATGAAATTAGCAGAACCAGTTAATGAAGGTTGGTTATATTCTAAAGATAAAAAATCTATTAAGTTGTTTGCGTCTTACGATAAGGATGAAGATGGATTTACTTTTGGGGATCGGACGATGATTCCTCGGGCTTGGGTAAAGAAGATTCAGAAGTTGTAGATGTCGGAGTTACGTTTATTAACTGTCCGTAATCGTCTAATATCTGTTTCATCTTTGCTTCTAGTTCTTGTTCTGATAGGTCCTCTAACTTTCCTGTTTTTATTATTTTTCTATCTATGTATAGTCCTGCTGCTTTTCCTCTGTTTGCTTCCGCATTCACTGCTGAAGAGAATGATCCTTTTTTCAAAGCGGCTTCTCTAAGTCTTGCAAGTTCTGCGATGTGTCCTTCGTAGGTCACTTCATGTTTTTTTAGTCTTTCTTCTCTCAGTTCTCCCATATACTTTACTACAAGCGGAGATAGTTTTGGGTTTGTAAGTTCTGATCCTTCCTGTCTAGCTCTCTTTGGACTGTACCCTGCTTTCAGCGCAGCTTCTGTCTTAGTCACTGGTCCGTTCAAGGCACCGTATACATAGTATTCAGCAAATCTCATTTGCATTTCTGTAAGTCTTTTTGGTAAACCCATAGTTGACAATTTAAGGTAACTATCCTATATTGTCAACTATGGAAAAGAAAGGAGATAACGATTTGGAAGAGATAATTCAAAGACTAAAAGATAGAATTAAAGAGTTAGAAGCTATCAATGAAAGTCACAGAAAGTTAAATGGACAATTAAGAGAGGAACTAGAGAATGTTCGTAAAGCATCTACAAGAGTATCTTGATCAGTTTACCAATGGTAAAAAAGGAAATGCTATTTCAAATGCTAGGGTGTATATGCAAGTTGGTGGACACTTAGAAGAAGTCAGAAGAATTGAAGTGCAAGAGTCAAATATTATTGGACAAACTTCTGTTCGTGTTGTATTTAAACCTACGAACGACAAAGTAATTATCGCTCCTACCAACCCGGAATAGAAAGCCCTAGTTACCTTGAAACCTGAGCGAAAATTATATGAAAAAATTAAAAGATCTATACCTAAAATATCGTGGATTAGACTTGAAAATCTTAGCTTATCCGGCACTCCTGATCTATTGGGCTATAATGATTCTGGCACCTTTTTCACTGTCGAGTTAAAAGTTACGAAGAGTAACAAAGTTCGTTTCAGTCCGCATCAAATTGCGTTTCATGTTAAGCATCCGAAGAACAGTTTTATCTTGGTAGAGCACCTCGGTCAAAGGTCCGTGAAACTTTTTCCAGGATCAGGAATCTTAGCGCTTGAAGCTTGGGGCTTGAAGCTTGAACCTTTGTGCTTGGAGCTTGAAGCTTGTGGCCTGTTATTTGAGGCGCTTGGAGCTTGAGGCTTGGCGCTTGCTGCTTGAAGCTTGTTGCTTGTGGCCCAGACCAGGTGAACGCTCGATAGGCGCTACTGAGCTTTTGTCCCGGGACCTATCTGTGCTAATTACCTGGCCTGATTTATTACGCTCGCGTAATTTTTTATAATAACTTGGATGTCTAAACATTTCAATGTTGTCCGTATGATATATTTTTTATTTCTGGATTCCAACATTTTCTACAGTCCCTGCATTCATTATCTTGTTGAGCTGCAGGACAGCTGGCCCCAGATGTGACTACCGTTGATGTGTTAGGCCAGGAGCCCGCAGGCTCCTGATCTATCATCGGCATGGAAAAACGAATTATTAAATTATCTGGTGCCCTGTTCACATGGTCCTTTATCCATGCTTCACGGGTCGGCATCCAGTGACGCTTTCTGGGTGTAAGTTTACACACTTCATAAATTTTGTTTAGGTGATCAAGGTCCTGTACATCGCCGCTGTCGTGCCAGCGAAACACTTCAGGCTTCTTACTGTTTATGATCTGGGCCATTGCTTCAGCCCAGAGCGGGTCTTTGATTGCCTTCAGTCTCCTGTATTGCGCATCTTGCACAACTTTAAATACATAACAGCCCTTCATTGCATAACAGTCATAACAGACTGAGCCTGGGACCTTCTGGAGCTTCGCTCCTGTCTTGCATTCCTTGGCGGGTAAACCTATCGACCAGCCAGGCATCTTTGATGGCTTCGACAGGCTGCCTCCTATTATTTTAAATGCTTCTTCTGTTTTCATGTCTTTCTCCTTTAACCTCCTGGATATCATTGTAATGCTGTCTTGTCAAGCTTGCTGCTTGCCGCTTGCAGCTTGCCGCTTGTTGCTTGTAGCCGTTGGCCTCCAGCCAGCGCCAGTGATTGATTAGGATGCGGGCCCTGTCGGGCCCAGGTTTTCTACTCATCCGTAAAACTTTTGTTGTTTTGCATATCTTGCACTATCCATTTCCATGAGCTGTTGAAAGTTTTCAACGATCTCTTTAGCCCGGAAGCCGCCGTCACCGATAGCTATCTCTGCAGCTGTGTAAACTCTCGCTGCAATGTCCTTTGGGTTAAGATTACTCTTCAAGTAACCTTCCTTTGTAAACGTAGCATCTAAGGCTGCCTGGTATTGTTTTTCTTTTTTATTCATAATTTATCCTTTCTAAATACATCCTACTATATCCTGGACCTGTTGTCAAGCTTGAAGCTTGCTGATCCCAGGTCCAGCTGTTACGAGTCGAACTAGTATGCCCGCAACTGGACCAGGGATCAGTCTCTTCACGCAATCGATTACATGCATCGAAGCACTAATAGACTGATCCCAGGTCCCGCGTTTTACCTTATCAGCTGACGGGACCAGGGATCAGTTCTAGCTGTGCGTGTGTTTGGATCTCTTTCAATCTACTTTACACCACAACCAGAAGTTGTCCCGTTAATTAATTATCTAAACAAGTAAATTAATTAACATATCCTATATAATCCCTTGACAAATGATTGTCAATAGTTTATTTTAAATTATGCAAAATAAAACAGAAAGAGGAAAAATGGAAAAACAAAGAAAGATAACACTTAACGCAGAAAAGCGTAAAGTGATTGCCGATCAGTTTCAATCTTTTTATGAAGATAAAGTAAAAGATAAATTGGTGCAGGCAAAAGAACAGTACGACATTATTAGAGAAAAAGCAAAAGAGGTAATTAATAAAGTCGTAAGACATCATCAACCGCAGGAAGATGTTGATACAATTAGAAAGATGATTTCTAAATACAGTAGCGCAGGCGGTGAGTTGTATGAAGATAATTGTTTTTATATTCAAAGCCCAATTACAAAAGTTGATGAGGACGGAAAAGAATATACTGACAATCAAGAAATCAATGTTAGATTTGACATGGGTAGAAAATTTGCAAGAGCATATTATCGAGATGAGATGAAAGCAAAAAATCTCAATCCTGATTATAATTTGTCTATTGATAATGACTACTCAAAAAGAAATCCAAAATATTATAATGATGAAAGTAATTGTAATAAGTTTTTGGGTTATTCAACATCTTCTAATGATGATAAATCTATTATTACACCTAAAGCAAAATGGGAAAACGATTTTAAACTTTGGGTAGTTGGTAGTTCTTATTGTCATAGCCGACATTTTAAAGTTGACCAAAACACTTTGGAATTTTTTAAGATGTATAAACAAAGTGCTGAAAATGTAATTAAACAACATGAACAGATGTATAGTTATGTTGAGGGCAAAATGAAAACTTTAAGATTAGGTTTAAAATCTTATAGAACATACGACCAAGCAAAAGCACTAGCTGATAAAGTTGGAGTTGTTTTAAATGAGAGTATGTTAAATGAAAGTTCTAGTTTAGCACTTTCAATTTATAGTCCTGATAATCTTGCAAGTTTATTGGAAGATAAAGAGGTCTTAACAAGAGAACAGAAAATTGCATTTGCAAGAAAACAAATGCAACAATCTGTAAATTAACAGTTGACAATTATGGGACTATCATATAGGATAGTCCCATAACAGAAAGAGGAAAGCATGGAAAACAATAAAACATTTTATATAGTTTATTATTCTAATAAAGATAAGAAACATATAACAAGACGTGGCAAGCATGACGAAAAAAGCAGATACGGAACATCTAAAAAAGGCGTTCCATATTATGTTTATTATGACCTAGACGCACATGGTTATAGAACGGCAACAACAAGTTGGAAAGTGAGGATATAATGGCTGACTATAATTGGTGCCATGGTCCATTGTGCCATACTTCAAAAACACAAGATAGAATAAGAGGGGTCAAAGGGTCAAAGGTTTTGAGGACTAGAAAGATCGCTCAAAATAATTGGAACAAGAATACAGTTTGGAGTTCTTTTTGTAGCCAAGGTTGTTGGAACGATTTTATGAATGAGCATTGGGAAGAATTCATAGCACTATATCCAAGGACCGAGTGCCTTGAAACTCCAATAGAAATTGGAACATTTACAAGAACCGATTATTTCGGCAATCCATATACAACAAAAGAAATAAAAGAGGTTGACAATAGTGAGCAAGTAGGATAATCTAGGACCATGGAAACACAGAAAGAAAGAACAGAAGAAAGACGTAACAGATTTAATGGTGAGTCTGTTATGTTAACTAAACAAGAAGCTAGAATTCATGATGAAATATTTATTCATGAAGTACAAGCTACTCTAGAGGACAGAAAGCTAGGCACAGGTGGCAGTAAACATTGGCAGCATATGCGAGATAAGTTGTCATGGTTTATGAAACATAATGCCAAGGCATACATGGTCTTGCTAGACTAATCACGAACCCTGGCGCTAACGCGCCAGGGGTCCCAACCAAATCCAAAAATCCAAACATTAATTAGACCCGACCCCCCTTTTTGCAAAAAAGGGGTCCCACTACTCTAGGTTGTATTGCTTAATTTACACATTCATGTATACTGAAAACATATTGGTACCATGGACTTGAATAAGGTAAATATAGAAAAATTACCTGCAGATGTCAGGAAGACCTTCAAAAAACTTCAAGTCATGCACGCTGAAAAGCAGATACAGAATAAAGCGAAGAATGACTTTCTGTCTTTTGTCAAATGTGTATGGCCTGATTTTGTAGAGGGGTCCCACCACAGACACATTGCAGATAAATTTAATAAATTGGCTACGGGTGAAATAAACCGGCTAATCATTAATATGCCACCGAGGCATACCAAATCAGAATTTGCATCCTATCTTCTGCCAGCATGGATGGTGGGCCGTGATCCAAAGCTCAAGATCATTCAAGCAACACACACGGCAGAACTCGCAATCAGGTTTGGCCGTAAAGCAAAGAACCTAATCGATAGAGAAGATTACGCAAAAATTTTTAAAACAAAATTACAAGAAGACTCTAAGGCAGCAGGACGTTGGGAGACTTCTGATGGCGGTGAATATTTCGCAGCTGGTGTTGGTGGTGCAATCACGGGCCGTGGTGCAGATTTATTAATCATAGATGACCCGCACTCGGAGCAAGATGCAATGTCAAGTAAAGCATTAGAGTCGGCTTACGAATGGTACACATCAGGTCCTCGTCAGCGTTTACAACCTGGCGGTAAAATAGTTTTGGTCATGACTAGATGGAGTACAAAAGATTTAACAGGCATGTTGGTCAAGAACCAGGCTGAAGTAAAAGCTGATCAATGGCATGTGGTTGAATTTCCAGCGCTCTTGGACCACGGACCAGTATGGCCTGAGTATTGGAAGCAAGACGAATTAGAAAAAGTAAAAGCAACACTACCTGTTGCTAAATGGAACGCGCAGTGGATGCAACAACCAACATCAGAAGAAGGGGCTATACTCAAACGAGAATGGTGGAGTGTCTATGATGATGAAACTATTCCACAACTACATCACGTTATACAATCTTACGATACAGCGTTTCTTAAAAAGGAAACAGCAGACTACTCGGCTATTACCACATGGGGTATATTCTATCCAAACGAGGATAGTGGAGCTTGTCTCATACTACTGGATGCTATCAAAGGTAGATACGAGTTCCCTGAACTACGGAGATTGGCCCTTGACCAATATAAATACTGGCAGCCTGAAACAGTTATTATAGAGGCAAAAGCATCAGGTCTACCTCTAACATACGAGTTGAGGAAGATGGATATACCGGTTGTGAATTTTACCCCGTCAAAAGGAAACGATAAGCATGCTCGTGTAAATGCGGTTGCACCTTTATTTGAATCTGGTATGGTATATGCACCTCAACAAAAGTTTGCTGAGGAGGTCATTGAAGAGTGCGCAGCATTCCCATATGGCGATCATGATGACCTTGTGGACTCTA